GAATCACTGTTTCGGCAGTTGCCCCGATGGGGAATTGCGTTATGACATAGTTGGCACTAGAATGTCTGGGGATATGAATACTTCAATGGGTAATTGTTTGCTCATGTGTAGCATGATCAAAGCTTTTTCCCTGGAACATGGAGTTAAGTGCCAGCTAGCTAATAATGGTGATGATTGCGTACTGTTCATGGAGGAGGAGGATTATGAGCGGGTGAGGCCTTTGGTCTTTCCTTGGTTCTTAAAACTGGGATTTAACATGGTTGTTGAACCTCCTTCACACGCATTGGAAGAAATTGAATTCTGCCAAATGAGGCCCATATTTGATGGGTGTAGATGGATCATGTGCCGGAATCCAATAACCGGGATCGTTAAAGATTCCGTGTTGTTGAAACCTTGGGGAGGGTCGTCCTTCTTTCAAGGGTGGTTGGATGCCGTCGGCACCGGCGGGATGGCAATTGCCGGATGCCTTCCCGTGTTCCAAGAGTTTTACGCTTTGTTAATACGATCAGGTTGTAAACGCCCAATATCTGAGGATTTGCTTCCTTGGAATGTTATGCAAATGGGAAAGGGGATGGATCGCAAATACGGCATTATCACACCAGCCGCGCGAGCCTCTTTCTACTGGGCGTTTGGCATTAGTCCAGATGAACAATTATGCCTGGAAGAGCACTATGCCAGCATGAGCATCAAACCCCACCTGGGGGGGTATGGTCCTCGTGTCATTTTTTAAACACAGACCCTGCTCATCATGCCGATTTGCGCCCGGCATGATTAACAAGCACCTCACATGGGGACGACCTTAAGTTTTCAAAACCAATTTGATGGGCTAATATAACAGCCAAGAGACTGCACGAAAACCCACAGGACGGTCGTTGAACAGTCCCGTTATCATGCGGGATCCCATACAATCTGGATCCTTTCAATATCTTAATCGATACAACTAACGGTGTTTATTCTAATCTACAAAATAAAACAACCGATAATTCTAAACAGCGCACATCTGATTGGACTAATTACCATTCTGAGGCCGATACTCGTTTGTCCCAAAACGCAGCCCTTTATAAAACTAAAACCCAGAAAGCAGATACATCTGCCACCACTCGGGCTCCGCTTGGTGCATCAAGAGTTTTGCCTGCACCCGTTGATGAATCTATGAGTAATTTGCGCTTGACATCTTCACAGCCAAGTTCAGAACCAGTAATTTATAGGGAACCACATCGTATCACTCACCCATCTTCTTCTGCTATTGTCCCCTATCACCAGTATACACTTCGAGACGAATATCAACAATCCCCTAATTTGCGCACTAGACACGCACCCAATAGGGCAGAGAAGTTTCTGATCCAACAAGGTAATCGTTTGGTTGATAATCTCGTTGATAGAGCGTATAAAGCAGGAGAGCAAGCAGTTACATACGTCGGAGATAAGATAATGGGGAGAAATCAAGCTCCTAAGCGGAGGCAGATACCACCTGTACGTACCGTTTCTACTCAACAGTCACGTAGTGCTGTAACGCCCGTTTTTGGTACGGCCGTTACTGCCCGTTCTGCTCCCGTTTCAATATCCCGTCGTGTAGCCATGAAGTCCAAACCAAAGATGAATGTTGGCAAGGTTGGTGGTGTTAATATTACCCATCGTGAAATGATCGGGCAGATCATATCATCGGGAAGTACCCTTAATTTCTCCACCAATACTTTTGTCATTAATCCTGGGAAGTTTGGGACATTCCCTTGGTTGAGCGCTTTGGCTTGCAATTTCGACAAATATGTGATGCGTCGTTTAAGGTTCACACTGGTGTCCTCCCAGCCAACTTCCATTGGGGGTCGCATGGGCATTGGTTATGACATAGATTCTACTGATCCCCCACCGTCTGATAGAAATGAATTTTTCTCTTTAACTTATCATGCAGAATGTGCCCCGTGGGACACCATTTCTTTGGATATTCCTTGTGATAGTAAACCAAGGTTTGTTAATTCTCATACCGCCACTGATTCGAAATTGATTGACATTGGCCAAATTATCTTTATGTCTGACGCTATTGCAGCAACCAATTCAGCGATCTGTGACGTCATTGTTGAATACAGCGTTGAACTGTTAGACCCACAACAGGCAATATACACATCGCAGATGTTTTCCACTATAAATGTGCCCTTTACTTCAGCGGTAATGAAGATTGTTGGGCCCGTTTTGTGTACGGTTGACCCCAGCACGACAGATAATGTTCTGAAACTAAATATACCGCAAGGGTATTATACCGCGCATTTCTACGCGTATAATGCTGCGGCTCTTGGGGCAACCACCGGCTTTACTATTCATGGTGGTACAGGCTCTTCTGCTGGGAATGCTATTGATAGCACATCTCATTGGAACATGAACATAATGTCTTGTAGGATCACCGCTAATGATGGCCAACTTAGTTTAACTGTTGGCACAGTCGCGATGGTAGATATTGAAAAGTCGCAATTAGTGCTAACCCGTATCTCCGCCACTGCGTTTAATAATGGGTTTGGGTATTCAGCAGCTATAGGCATTTATTAGGTTTGAATCGATCCGTGAGGTAAAATTTGTTTGAAAACACTGCCGACTTGTGCGAAGTCGGGAATAAATTGGGTAACCCGTAGGAGTGGAATCCTCATATAGCGAGAGCCGTGGCCCAGAATGGGAGGCGCAATGGCGTCCCTTAGGTGCGGATGGGACTCTTGTTAAAACAGGGTAGTACAACCAGGCGGGTGTTCCAGGTGCATGGCCACGCAAACTGGCCAAATGTGTGATGGTGGTTAATTGTCCTCCACCCACAGTCGTGTAACTCG